TGGCCTGCCACTGCCTCAAAAACATGCATGTCACGTTGACACAAAACCCCCGTTTAAATGGGCCAGTCTGAAGCCCTGACAACCAAGGCCTTGGCCGCGGCGCTTGGCGTTAGCGTTCAACGCGTGGGGGTTTTACGCCGCGAAGGAATGCCGGTTACCAGCATCGCCGAAGCAACCGCGTGGCGGGACGCCAGGGCGGCGGAGCGTTCTGCGTCTGCCCCTGTCCCGGTCGCGTCTACCTCACTCGATGACGGCACGATCCAGCAGCGCATCCATCGGCAGAACGTATTGGTCAGCCGAGCGCGTGACGTCTGGCAGGCGGCCATGGAGACGGGCGACCGAGACCAAGCCAAGTACCACACCCAGTACAACCAGGCTACGGCCAAACTCATTGACCTAGAAGCTGAGGCCGAGCGTCGAGCGCTGATGGCCCGCGAATACATCAAGGCCTCCGAGGCGAAGGAGGCGATGCTTCACCTGACGGGCGAATGGGTCGAGGCCATGGAGCGTATGCCCAGCGAGTTGGGCGAGGCCTGCAATCCTAACGATCCGCCCAAGGCTATCGCCGTGCTTCAGGCTTATGTCCGCAAGGTACGCGAGAAGATGAGCGGCGGAGGTCCGCAGCTGTGAACCGCGCTGAGCTAATTGCGGTCGGTCGTGAATCCCTGACGCCACCCGATAACGCCGACCCGGTGAAGTGGCTGGCTCGGAACATCACTCGCGTCCCTGCCGGTGCGTTCGCCGGCGGATACAACCCGAGCCGATGGCCGTGGATTGCCGAGAGCCTTCGCATCTTCCTCGACCCATCGACGCGCACGATGGTGGACCTGTGGTCGATTCAAACGGGCAAGACCTTGAAGGCCAGACTAGCGGCTACCTATCTGATGGCGAACGACCGCGGGAACATGGTCATCTACATGGACAACCAGGTCAACGCGGCGGACTTCACGATCCGTTACCTGCGGCCGATGTTCAACATGGTCGACGAGGTGCGTCGGCACATCTCCCCGGGCGACAACCCGAAGAGCGACATCATCGACTTTGCGGACGGGACGATTGTCTATAACAACTCGGCCACGACAGAGAAAGACCTCCAGCGTATCTCGACGCGTTACGTCATCGGTGACGAAATCTGGCTCTGGAAAAAAGGAGCCGTCGCTCAGTCGATGGCGCGAACCAAGGCCTACGAATGGACGGCCAAGAAACTTTACTTGTCGCAGGCCGGCATGATCGGCGACGACCTCGACAACATCTGGGGCATGACCACCCAACATGAATGGAATATGGTATGCCCGTTGTGCAAGACGCTGCAACCCTGGGACTGGGCTTTCGTAAGGTTTCCCGAGCAGGCTAAAAGCCCTGCTGGCTGGAACCATCTGATGGTCGAGAAGAACACGACTTACGAATGCGCCGGCTGTAAGGAGCACCTGCCCGACACGAACGAGACGCGCATCGCTTGCAACGCCGTAGAGAACGGGGCTCAGTTCGTGCAGATGGCGCAACCCCAGAAGACGGGCTGGGTCGGGACGCACGTCAACGCGCTGGCGTCTACGAGCTGGGGCTCCTTGGCCGTGGACATGATCAAGAGTAAGGAGGCGTCCGAAGCCTACGGTGACGAGGAGGGCCGCAAGATTTTTAAGACCAAGTATCTGGCTATCCCCTGGAGCGATGACGCTGGCTCGATGGTGGTATCAACCGAATCCTCTGACTACGCCATGGCTGACGACTGGGAAGCCGAGGCCGTCATCAGTCCGGGCGGCAAGGTGCTCGAACGTGAGGGTGCGCCTGATGGTAGCATCCCTTTCCGCGTGGTCGGCATCGACGTACAGCGAGGACACTTCTACGCGGTAGCCCGTCGCTTTGCCAAGTCAGGCCATAGCCGACTGATGGCCTTTGAGAAGCTCGAGACTTGGCAAGACCTCGACGACTTCGTGAAGCGTACGGGTACGCACAAGGCCATGATCATGGTGGACTCAGGAGACCAGACCCAAGAGGTATATCGCCAGACGGCTCTTCGCGGCTGGAAGTGTTCCAAGGGTTCCGGAGCCGAGACCTTCGCGGTAGGTGACCGGGACGGGAACACCGTCCGCCGATTCTATTCGGAGAAGCAGGCCATCCTTGTCCCTGGTACACCCGCCCGCGCATGGCTCATCTCGTTCTCGAACGTCCAAGCCAAGGATCTACTCCACGGTCTCCGGGCTAGGAAGGTCTTCTCATTCGCCCGTGACGCCACCCCCGAATATACCGAGCAGCTGAATTCGGAAGTGCGCGTCCGCGACAGGCGCACGGGCAAGGCCACTTGGATTCTTCCCCAAGGCAAGCGGGACAATCACGCCCTCGACTGCGAAATCCTCGCCCTCCTTGTCGCGGTACGCTGGGGCGTCGTCGGCCGGGAAGCGACCGCAGACGACTTGCAACCTGGGGAAGGTCGGTCAACATGAAGGCAAGAGGGACGGTCTCGAAGCGTCGCAGGATGTGCGCCTGCGGAGGCATAGGGTCGGGGCCGTTCCTCCCACCCGTTGCCTAGCCCCGCAGATTTATGCAAGGACTGTTCATCGGATTGTCAGAAGACGAGCTGCTCGCCATCAAGGCCAAAGCGGTCTCTATGATCATGGAGGGAAAGGTTCTCATGTCGTACGCCGATTCCTCAAGTTCGGCCACGAAGCAGTTCGCCTTGCCCCCCAAGGAGATGCTTGCCGAAGCCCTCGGCGCGCTCTCTCAGCTGGACAGTGCCAAATATGGTCGTCGTCGGAATGTGATTAACACCCGCTACGATAACCGTAACAACGATTCTAACTATGGCCTCTAAGTCTCCGAAGAAGAAACTCGGTAAGCCCTCCCTGAAGGCGCCAAAGAAGCCGGCAACTGCCGGTGCTGTAGGCCCTCAGCAGCAGGCCTATTCGGAGAACGGTTCCTCGTACCCGCAGAACCCCCGCTGGGAAAGCACGACCCAAAGCAACGCCCGCCAAATTCTTTACATGGGCGCCAACGTGGACGCCCGCCGCGACCTGCGTTCCCGCGATCGGAACATCATGGTGAAGAAGTGCCGCTACGCCGAAAGGAACTACGGGCTGTATAACCAGATTCTGAACGACATGGTTTTGTACACGTCGGGAGACGGTATCAAACCCCAGTCCCACGCGAGCACCCCCGAGACCGCCCGGGCTTACGAGCAATACTTCGCTGAGCGTGCCAAGCGCATCGACGTCACGAATCGCTTCTCGTTCTACCAGTGCCAGGGGATGCTCGTCCGGGCACTCATCCGAGACGGTGAATGCTTTGCCGCCAAGGTTCGCAACTCCCGCGGCGAGGCCAAAATCCAACTCATCGAAAGTCACCGGGTCGGTGATCCTGCCGACAGCGACATCCCTGAGCGTACTTGGGACGGTGTGCAGTTCGGAGACTTTGCCGAGATTGTCGGCTACTTCGTTTACCGTTCTGACAATTCAAGTCGATTCATGCCTGCCAACACCATGATGCACGTCGTCGACTTCACGTCGTCGAGCGCTGCCCGCGGTACCCCCCTGCTTCAACATTCGGTCAATAGTTTGCAGGACCTCGACGAAATCCTCGAAGCCGAGAAGCGTGCAGTGAAAGACCAAAGTGAGGTCACAAGGGTGCTCAATAAAGCAGGAGGTTTTATCGACGACAACATGGCTGCCGAGCTAGGCGGCGGTGACCGATGCTTCTCTGGCTTGGTCGAACAGGCCGGCGGTAAGCTGATCGTACTCGAACCCAATGAGAAGCTTGAGCATCAGGAATCAAAACGCCCCAGCCAAACCTTTAACGGATTCGTGACTGAACTACAGCGGGACATCGCTTTCGGCTCTCTACCGTTCGAGTTCGTTGCGAATCCCCAAGCCTTGGGCGGAGCCTCTATTCGTTTGGTAACCGCAAAGGCCGCCCGCGTATTCGGTAAATATCAGACCGTCATCATCGACACCTTCTGCCAGCCGACTTGGGATTACATCATCGCTGACGGCATTGCCCGGGGCGAAATCCCTGACGACCCGAAGTGGTACGAAACTTCATGGACTACTCCTAAGTCTGTCACCGTCGACGCTGGCCGCGACGCCGCCAACGACCGCAACGATGTGGAGATGGGTCTGCTCTCCATGTCTGAGCTCTACGCCCAGCGCGGCCTCGACTTCCGTCAGGAAATGGAGAAGCGCGCGCAGGACATGAACTATATCGTCGGCCTTGCGAAGCAGTCTGGTCTCCCTGTGTGGATGCTCTACAAGCCCGGCTTCAATTGGCTACAGCAGGGACAGGCCAACAGCCAAGTCCCGACGGACGTGGCCGACAACCTCGACCTCCCGCCCGCCCCCGAACCTCTTACCCCCTAATACTGTGCGCTTTCTTTCTAACGGCCTCCGCGGCCTTGAACCTCTTCTGATTAACCCGGTCCGTGCAAAGGACTACGTCGAAGCGTCGAAGGCGGCAGGCCTTGGTGACATGATCTCGCAGCTCTTCGGCGAAGCGCCCAAGCCCTACGTCGTCGGCACCACCGCGGTCGTCCCCGTGTCGGGGCCCATCGGCAAAGGCCTCTCCCCCCTTGAGCGCCTAATGGGCGGTGCTGACGTTGACGTCATTGCCGGCTGGCTCGAAGAAGCCCAGGACAACCCGGCAGTTGACCGCGTGCTCCTGGCTATCAACTCCCCGGGTGGCACCGTGACGGGCGTGCAGGAACTAGCCGACATGGTCGCCAGCTACAAGAAGCCGACCCGTGCCTTCTCCGATAACATTGCCGCCTCGGCCGCATACTGGATCGGAAGCCAAGCAGATGAATTCACCGTGACGGCCAGCTCGCAAATCGGGAGCATCGGCGTGTACATGGTCGTGCCTAACCTCGAAGAATACTACGCCGCCCAGGGCATTAAGTTTGAGGTCATCGCCGCCGGGATCCACAAGGCCGCAGGCGCCGAAGGACTAGCCCTCACCGAAGAGCAGCGTGCCTATCTTCAGGCCTCTGTCGATTCAACCCGCGACGAGTTCCGCGAGTCGGTCCGCCGCAAGCGCCGCTTCGTGCGCGACGAGGACATGGAAGGTCAGGTCTTCACAGGCCGCGAAGCCGCCGCCAAGGGTCTGGTCACCGGCATCGTGTCCAATCTCCGGGAGGCCCTCGCCACTTTCTGACCCCTAATAGTTGCCCACCTCCGCAATCTTTAAGACCATGACTATCGAAGAAAAACTCGTCGCCGCTGAAGCCCTCGTCGCTTCTGCCTCTGCCGAACGTGACGAACTCCGCGCCGTCGTTGAGAAACTCACCGTCGGTTCAGTTGCCGAAGTCGAGAGCCTCAAGCTGGAAGCCTCCGTCAAGGACGGCAAGGTCTGTGACCTCCAGGCTGCTCTCGCTGACTCCGTCAAGCTCGTCGAAGAACTGACCGCCAAGGTCGCTGAACTCTCGGCCATCCAGATCACCGCCTCCGCTGAAGCCGCGTCCATCGTGGCCAAGGTTGGCGTTGCCGCCGTGGACCTTCCCCAGGGCGACAGCCCGGTCCGCGCCTCCGACAAGGACATCTCCGAACAGTACTCCGCCATGCCCTTCGGCAAGGAGCGTACCGAGTTCCTCAAGAAGAACCGCTCGGCCATCTTCAAGTCTGCCAAATAATTTCCCCTCCTAACTCTCACCCGTAAACTAATATGCCTAACACCATTGCTGCTCAGCTGATCGTCGACACCCTCGCCGCCCAGTCCCAGACCATCCTCGCCAACCGCCTCGCCGCTCTCTCGAACTTCTCGACCGACTTCTCCTCGGACGTGAAGCGCCCGAAGGACGTCATCCAGGTGGCTGTTGCTACTGCCGGTTCCACCACGCTGACCAACCCGTCATCGTTCAACGTCATCGGTGACAGCACCCTCGCTGCTACCGCCGTTACCCTTAACCACCTCTACCAGCCCTTCGGCCTGTCGTACTCCGACGTCCAGAATGCTGTCCGTCTCGAGCGCCTGGTTAAGATTAACCTCGACGCCCTCGCCGACAAGATCTGGGCCACTGCTACCGCTCCGATCACCGTCGCCAACTTCGGCGCCGCCACCGTTACCGCCGCTGACTCGGCTGTCACCCCTGGCTCCGCTCAGCTCCGCGCTCTGTGGGCTGGCGTCAACAAGGCTGGCCGCAAGGCGCTCATCGTGAACCCGGGCATCTACAGCAACCTGATCCCGACGAGCACGACCTCCCTGCCTCTCGCTGATGGCGCTTATGGTTTCGATGGCGGCGTCTACTACGCCAACCTCTTCCCGTCTGAGGCCAAGCTCGCTGGTTTCGCTTGCTCCCCTGACGCGATTGCCATGGCCGCTGCGGCCCCTGCCCTCGACAACGTCCGTGACGGCATGCTCGTCTCTGAAGTCGTCCAGCTCGAAGGTCTCGGCATGAGCATCTACTACAACGTCTGGGCCGACAAGAGCACCCGCAACCTCGTCGCCTCTGCTGAACTGATGTTCGGTGCGTCGAAGTCTGTGACCTCCGGCACGATCGCCTCGATCTACAACCCCTAATCGCCGGGGCTTAAAGCCCCACGAAACGAGACCCCCAGAAATGGGGGTCTTTTTTTTTGCCCTAGTCCGCAGATATATGAGCCTGTACGGAACCGAATTCTTGGACGACGCGAAGGAAGTCACCTATGATTTCGGTATCCCCTGCGCCACGGCCGGCTCGACCGTCACCTTCTCGGCCCTTATCTCTGAACCCGCCTATTCTACCGTCCTCGAAGCAGGGGGGTATTGTGAGCGTACCCAGTACACCGTCCGCCTACCCGCCGCAACGGCCTCCTGGCTCAAGCCAGATGGGTCTAATGGGGCATCGGCTGCCGTCCTCTCGGCAGGCGTCCCCATCGCCGCCCTAGGCATCGGCAAGAAACTGACGGTGGGGGGTAAGGTTGTGCGCATTACCAGCCAGACCTATAAGACCCTGTCGGCTTGGATTACCCTGATCGTCATCGACGACAGCCAATGAGCGCGGAGGTCCGCATGGTCCCGCGTAGCCGTGACGAGTTCATGGCCGCCATCGACAAGTTTGTCCATGGGACTAATGACGGTCTAGTGGACGTGTACCTGGAGCAGGCCGCCTTGATGTGCCGGGACAGCATGGTACTAACCCCGCCCATCGTTAAGGCTGGCGGCCAGGGCATGAGCAAGGACGCCAAGGCCATCGGCGAGAACGCCATCAAGGGGGACATCCACTCGGTCGTGGTAGGTGAGCGCTCAGGCTCGACCAATGGTCGACGCGGTCGCCTGTTCCGCAAACTCGGCAGCGCAGCCTTTACCAATAACACGTCCAAGTTCTGGAAGTTAGCCGGGGACAATACCGACCTATTCGCCGGCAACGCCCTCTACGCCCGGATGTTCAACAAGGGCTTCGGTACCGAGAAGTCTTTCAACAAGCTGAAGAACTACTTCACCCGTATCGGCCAGCAGGAGGCAGGCAATGCACTTAACCGCCCCGTGATTGATAGCGTCGATGGAATCAAGCAGATCCACATGGCCTTCCGCAACAAGTTCGGAGGCCGCATCAAAAAGAACGGCGGTCCTGGCATCGCCTTCTGGCAGCGCCATGAAGCGAAGGACTCGGTCCTCCGCGAATACATCAAGCAGCGTCAGCGGGCAGTCGGCCGCATCAAGTCTGGATGGGTCGATTGCCTAGCCAAGCTTCCCAAGCCTAAAGGCCTTAGCGGCCCCAGGTCTCGAGCCAATGCAGGACGTTCCCAGATTCCGCTATGGATCAAGCGCCACACCAACTCGGATGGCATCGTAGTCATGTCACGCCGAGAAGTCGGCGAAATGATTTTCGAGCTTAGGATTGGCAATCAAAACGGTGACGCCGATTATGTTGCAACCGACGCAGACGTGAAGAACCTTGTCTACGGTAACCGCGTCAAGCAGATGCCTGCCATGATGGAACTCATGCTCAAAGCCCACACCGATAAATTTAACCGCAAACACGGAATCAAATAACATGCCCGGAACCATCTCCCCCCGTCACATCGTCGAGGCCGTCCTCGATACATTCCTCACAGCTGAGTCAGGCCTTGCTGGCGTGGCCGTCTATACCGGCGACAACGCTGAGATTAACGTCCTGCCCAAGTGCGTGGTCCTATGCGACGCGGCCCGCACCCCTGCCGAAATCCCTGAAGGCGCTGGTAACTTCTATTGCTCGGTCCGCGTGACCATCTTCTCGAACGCCGACGACACGACCCTCTCAGATCACCGTGCCCGATGCGCTGCCATTGCCGGGGCCATGGCTGACGTGGCTGCCATCAAGGCCGCCTTCATTGCCAGCGGTGACGCCAAGTGCTATGACGTTATCCCTGAGTCCGAGGACGAGGGCCGCGACGAACGCTCCTGGGCGACCGTCCTTTCCTACAATATCCCGCTGGTCGTTAACCCCATCCCCTAAGGGTTGCCCGCTCCCGCAGTTTCAAAGCCTTAACCCGCTAAAAATTTTACCCTACTATCCATGGCCGCCATTCTTACTGGAACTTCCTGCTTATTCGGTGTCTCAGGTACCGTCACGAATTTATTCGTGCAGTCCTTCTCCGTCTCGGCGGGGTTCAACAATGAGGACACGGTGCAAGATGAGGCCGGCCTGACCAAGACCCATCGCCTCGACGATCGCAAGACGACCCTGAGCATCGACGGCATCTGCAAAACTGGAACCGTCCCAGTGCTCGGCGCGACCATCAGCTTTACGACCAACACTTCTTCGGCTTATCCGTCTGGCTCGGCTTCCACCAGCTTCGTGGGAATTGTAACCAAGGTAGACGAGAAATCGCAGAACAAGGGTTTCACCTCCGTCTCTGTCGAGGCTGTCGACTACGAAGGTATCGCGTACGCGTAATTGACACCGCCCCAAGTGGGGTAGTATCAAAGCGTGGACGGAAGATTCTTACGCGCATTCACGGACCCGGCCAAGGTGACCTGCCTTGGTCGCCCCGTTTATCCGTTTTGCCTCAAGTACCGGGTGCGCCTTCTGGCCATCGAGTCGCCGTTTGTGACCGAGGGGAAACCCATCACGCCGCTCGACCTCATCATGGCCGTCAAGATTTGCGCCGAGGAACCAGTAAACGACCTCGGGTTCTGGGATAAGGTTCAGCTGCACCGGCTAGGCCGCAGGCCAATCATCCTTAACCTAGAGATTCAGCGCTTCGTGGATTACGTCCATGCAACTGCTTGGCCGAAGTTCTGGAAGGCCAACACAAAGTCAGGGGCTACGGCCGACGACCAGGGCATCCCTTGGCCGCTCATGGTGGTGGCCTCCCTGGTCAAACACGGGTTTGAAGAAAAAAGGGTCTGGGAAATGCCGGAGTGTCAGGCGATCTGGTTTAACGCAGCGCATTCTAGCATGAACGGCTCCGAGATGAAGGTGCTCACGACCGAGGAGGAGGCCTTCATGGAGGAGCAGGAACGTCTCGAAAGGGTTGCCCCCTCCGCAGATGTAAAGAACACCAAAGACAATGGGCCAAAAACTTGAATATGAACTGAAGGGAAAGTCCGACGTCGAGCAGGTAACGGGTCGGGCGAAGAAGTCCGTTGATGACTTGAACGATAAGTTCAACAGCTTGGGCAAGAATCTCCTAGGCAAGTTTGTCGGCTTTACGGCAGCCGCCGCCCTGTTCGACAAGGCGCTCAATTTCGTCGGGGACACCTTCCGGGAATTGGGCCAGATTGCAGACGAGGTCGAGAAGAGCGGCCTTTCCGCTGAACAGTTTCAGGCGTTGGCCTTTGCCGCTAATCAGTCCGGCGTATCCATCCAATCCCTTGCCAAGGCCACGCGTCAGCTGCGGACCGACATGGCCGAGGCCGCCGCCGGCAACGCTGCCCAGCTTGCTAAGTTCCAAGCCTTGGGCATCACAATTGAGCAGATCAGGAGCGGAAACGCAGACGCCGTATTCAAGGCAATTGCTGTCGCCATGTCCGACGCGACGACCGAGGCCGACCGCCTTACCATCGCCCAGGGTTATTTTGGGGATAAGATTGGTAACGACATTATCCCGATGCTCGTCGATGTCGCCAAGCTTCACAAGGATATCGCCAAAGCGCCAATCGTCGACGCCGATACGCTCAAGATGATTGGGGAATATAACGACCAGATTGACGAACTGATTGCCAAGTTCAAGGTCTTGACCGCTTACGGATTCAACCTCGCCACCAACAAGTACACCCCCTGGGGTGGTGGCGCTTACGTCGTCCAGCAGTCCGTCAATAGAATGCTCGGGGTTGATGATGTCGCCAAGGCTCCGACATCAAAGCCTGGCTCGGCTTCGATGGTCCTCGATGCGCTGAAGAAACCAGAAAAGGCCGAGAAGGAAAAGGCCGCCGACACCAAGGGGTCGACTCCTTCTGGCACCGCCTCATCCGTCTCTGGCAACGTCATTGGCGTCGGTCAGAACCCAGTGATCACCGCGCTTCAAGAGCAGCAGGCCATCGCCAGAGAGCAGCTTGCCTGCCTCCAGGTAATCGCCGCTAGGGGTCAGAGCGCCGGCCCTCCCGCAGACCTAACTGAGAAGGGCGGCACCCCGGTGACCCCTGCCACTAAATAAAATTTAAACTTAATCTAAACTCAAATGGCTATTGTATCTGTAGGTAATCCGCTGACCACCAAGTTTGTTCAGCCTGGTGGCGTCTACCAAACTGACGGCTACGGGCTGCTGACTGGCAAGGCTACCTACATCGTTGACCGAACCGTTGGCGGCACGGCAGTCGTTGGCGGTCAAGTGCACCCGCAGTACTCCGATATGTTCGTGCACAAGTTCACGCTTTCCCGGGGAGCCCTGGCCCTTGATACCATCGACGCTGATTACGTTGGAGTAGACACGGTTGCCGCTGGCGGCGACATGACCCGCCCCAACGTCACGGCTTCCCACGGCCTGACATCGGAGCACATCACAACGCACCCCAACTTCTTCGGCCCTTCAACTGGGTTTGCGACCGCCATCGCAGGAACTGGGACGACCTTTACCACGTCAGCAATCAACGACGCCTACAAGGTGGGCGGGGTTTTCGGCGCTCACTTCAAAGGCACCGCCACAAACGCCGGCGGCTTTGTCGGATTCCTTGATTCAAGCACGGCCAGCAAGCAGTACTTTTACGGCAAGACACATTACCTTGCCCCGACGACATCCTTCTCTGGTTGCGTCTACACGACCAACGTCGCAAAGGTCACGACCCTCCGCGACAACGTGGGCCAGACAAGCAACACGAACTCTTTCGGTAGCGGGTGCAAATTACTACCCGATCACATCGGCACATCTTGGACGGCTACGGTCAAGGGAACGGCCCGCGACACCATCATGCTTTCTCAGGTGTCCTTTGAGGACTACTGCGTACAATCTACTGGTACGCCTAAAATCTTTAAGATTAATTACGAGATTAGGTTCAACCGCGAGGGCTACCCCGCCGAAGTTTACAAAAGAGTATGAGCTCGACTATTCAACCAGGGGCCGGGTACGGCTTCACTTCTGGCGGCTTCGGCTTCTCGCTGGACACGACCAACCCATTTCAAGACGACGCCGGAGATGACTGTGTCCCGCTTCGCATTAAATACAAGGGATACAATCCGACCGGGAGCACCCACTCTTTTGAGGTCTGCGTTGGCACAATCAACAACCTCGTTCCGCAGCTCCTTGAGGATGGCGTATGGGTCAAACTGGATCGGCTTGTAAGCGGAGAACCAAGCCCCCCTGTGTCGGTGATGAACTTCACTTCTGGGCTGACATACATCTACCTCAAGTCGGGCAAAGGAACGGCGGGAGAGTTCCCGGATACAGACACCACAACGGTTAACTATCCCCGAATCGAATCGAGCGGCACAGTGCTTGCGGACACCGACACCTTTGGGTACATCCTTTTGGCGCACGGTTCTGCTAACGCTGAAAACGTGCTGACACTTTATCAGAACGTCACCGGCTCACTCTGGGCTGACCGTCTCAAGCTGGGCACGCTGACGGCGCAATACTACTACGCCCGCGTCTGATGGGCATCTTAATCGGAGGGCCGGATACTCAACCTGGAGGGCCTACGACTTGGGGAAGGCTGCGCAGGGCTGTCGGGCAATACGTCGGGGCCAACGACTACCGGGGGCCCACCTTAGAGCGCTACAACAATATCGAATGGGACGCGGCATTTTACTTCACGTCCGCAGCGTCTGGCGGTTTTGTTAAGGGCGGCTATTACATCCCTAGCCCGCCCTATTCAGACCAACCATACCAGCCCAACTATTCCTACATCCAGGTCAACCCAGCATCGCCCCCGCCACCCTTAACCACAATTGCCACCTTCTCCTTTCTGTTTGATGAAGACACGCTGGTCGCTCAACTCGTAGGCGAAGCGGTCACCGGGTACGGCGGGACGTTTAACTACACGGCCCCGATGAACACGGCTATTCAGTACATTCCGGGCGGCACCTACTCAGGCACCGCGATCACCGCCATCGGCAAACTGGCCCAAACGGTCTGACCCATCTTCCCGATTCCTGATGAAATTGGTCAGCGTCTTTGACGGGATGCCCGAGTCCGCAGATTTATACCGCCATGGCTGACACTGTCACAATTTCCCAAGGCAATTCTTTCGCCTGCGTTTTCACTTGGACGCCCGGTGCGACTGGCCCAGCCAACCTGTTGGCCACGACCCTCAGCTCCACGGTCGAAGACAAGTGCGGCAACACCTACGCCATGACGATTACCAAGGCGGGCGACGGGCTATCCTTCACGGTGGCCTACGCGGGGTCGACCGCTGATTGGTCTTTAGGCCTAGGCAAGTGGGATATCAAGTTCGTCTTCCCTGGCTCCACGGTCTCGCGTACCGAAATCTTCCGCGTCAACGTCATCGACAGCGTCACGGTCTAAGACCATGCCTGACGCGACGATTACTTCGACGGCCTCGACCTTCGGGACCATCTCCGGCACGTTTGCCGCCGACCAGTCCACGGTGACAGGTACGGTGACGGGCATCGTCGCTGGCACCCTGACGGGTAGCGTGGGCGTCCCAGGGCCACAAGGTCCAGCCGGCCCGGGCTCCACTTGGGGCGGTATCGTCGGCACGCTTTCGGCGCAGACAGATCTCTGGACAGAACTAGGGACTAAGTACCTAGCCAGCAACCCATCTGGCTTCATCACCTCGTCCGCCCTGACGCCCTACCTGACCACAGCCACGGCGGCCAGCACCTACCAGACCTTGGCAGGGATGAGCTCGTACCTAACGACCTCCGCCGCGGCCGCTGGATACTACCCCCTCGCGGGTAACCCATCGGGCTTCCTGACGGCAGCCAGCCTATCAGGATACGCTACGGAGTCCTTTGTCACTAGCCAGGGTTACATCACTTCCTCGGCCCTTACGCCCTACCTTCTCAAGTCTGGCGGCATCATCACCGGGGACATCCAGTCAAACAACGGATCAGGCTACCGCAGTTACGACGGCCTTTTCAATCAGGTCAACTTGTCGGCCACCATCATTCAGCTGCTAAAGAGCGGCGGTGGCGGCGGCGCCTTGTCTGTTGAATGGGACGGCATCACGTTCCTCTCTGGCAAGCAGACCGTCCATTACCCTGGGGCCGCGACCTTGTTCGCCAATTCTGTCCTGACGGGTAGCCCGATTGCGCCGACCCCAGATACTTCTGACAATGATACCAGCATCGCCACTACGGCGTTCGTCAAAGCCCAGGGCTACCTAACCTCGGCCCCTGTCACGTCGGTCGCTGGCCGCACTGGCGCGATCACGCTGTCGAATACGGACATCTCTGGCCTTGGCTCCATGGCTGTCGTCAACGATGCCCCCTCCAACGGTTCGCAGTACGCCCGAAAAAACGCGGCTTGGGATGTAGTCATCTCTGGCGACCGCTACCTGACGACCTCGACGACGAGCAACACAATCAGCAACGGCAACAAGACCTTTACAATCGGCACTGGCCTGTCGTACACGCCGACCCAAAACATCACGATTTCCTATGACGCCTCGAACCATATGCATGGCGAGGTGCTCACCTATAACTCGGGCACTGGCGTCCTGACCGTTGACATCAATCACCATACCGGGTCGGGAACGTACGCGGCTTGGGTGGTCAACGTGGGCGGCGTCACCCCTGCAACGTCCGTAGCCTGGGGAGCCATCACCGGCACCCTCTCAGCTCAGACTGATTTGCAGTCGGCGCTCGACCTGAAGCTCACGGCGACCACGGCGGCCTCGACCTACTATCCCCTAGTCGGCAACCCTAGCGGCTTCCTCACCTCGGCCCCTGTCACCTCAGTCGCTGGACGAACTGGGGCCATCACGCTATCGAACACCGACATTGGCGGCCTTGGCACTCTGGCAGTCGTCAATGACGCGCCTTCGGACGGATCGCAGTACGCTCGCAGAAACGCGGCGTGGGAAGCGGTTGCCGCTGCTGGGGCCAGCGTCACCATCTCGGCCACGGCCCCGGTCAGCCCTAGCGCTGGCGACCTCTGGCTCCGTACCACCGATTACCGCACCTTCACTTGGACGGGCTCTCAATGGATTGAGTCCTCGGCGGGTTACGTCTCCGAGATTGGCAGCACTTTCGAGACCGTCTCCAAGAACCTCAACGCCTACCCGGCGACCTTGGCCTACTCCAGCGGACTGCTTACGTCGATTACCTACGCCCTCGGCGGCGGCCTGACCATCGTGAAGACCTTTAACCGCACGGGTGCAAACCTGACCTCAATCGTCCTGTCGGGCTACACCCCTGGCGGCATCTCCCTTACCAAAACCCTTACTTACTCTTCTGGCAATCTCGTCGGAATCAGTTACTCCTAAACCATGGCCATCGTCACCACCTCTCAGAACCTCACTGCCGTTTCCTACACGCTGGGCGAGACGATTGAAATCCGCAACGGCGCCACGCTGACCATCAACTCGACCCCGGCGACCCGCCCTGGTACGATTCAGTGCATCACCTCTGGCAAGCTGCGCATTGAGAACAGCAGCACGACCGTCCCGATCATCGTCAACCTTCAGGACATGGATAACGACCTCCGCTTCGAGGCGGCTGGCATCCTTGAGATCCGTGGCGCGGCCATGCCCTTGGCTTCTGGTACGGGAGCCGCTCAGACTTGGGACTTCACCAGCTTGTTCGGCGGTGTCATCCGTCACATGACTTATGTGGAAGTTGAGGAGACCGCTGGCTCGGGCGTCTATATGCCTTGGGGCATCGTCGCTGAAGACCCTAAGTTCAACTTGGACGTTGGCCTGAATACGACCATCGGCGGGGGCACCCCTGCGGCGTTCACGGCAGGCAACACTGACGCAGGGCGTGTGCTGTTCTGGCATGAGACCAACCGCACCCTCCGCTGTGGCAACGGCACGCAAGGCGCTGTGGTCCCGAGCGGGTGTGCCGTCCGCATCCCGAACATCTTTATCTCGAATCGCCTGCTGACCAACCAGACGCGAAACTTTAACATCATCACAACGGGCATCCCGACGGGTGGCACGTTCACCATCGAGATCAGCCGCGAGTCCGGCACGGTCATGGGAACCACGGCGGCCATCGCCTTCAACGCCACGGCGGCGGTCGTCGATACGGCCATCGAAGCCATCACGGGCGCTGGCACGGTGACCAACTCGGGTGGCCCCTTGCCTACCGCAGTGTCGGTGACCTGGGCTGGAGCTTACACCAACGAACGCCTCGGCGTGCGCATCGTCTCGAACGCCCTGACCGGGGGAACGAATCCTCAGGTCTACGTCATTGAGAACAACGTTTCCAATCTTTCGCTTGTCGACCTTTCCCCACTTGGCACGATGGACGCCGAGTGGGTGTCCTTCTCTGACAAGTTCCGAGTGGCGCCGGACGTCTTCAAGGCAGTTCGTGCTGTCGCTGTTGGAGTTGGTGCTGACGCTTTTTTACCTAACAACGCCAACGGAACGGTTGAAATTGACGGCGTGTGTAGCAATCGCTCCCCCTTCGTGGTTCCAGGAGGGAGTCAGGTCACCAATGTTCTTGGTGCCGTTTCGGTCAAGCGTTTGGTCAGCGTCTCTAAGACTGTCTCTTTTAATTTAAACGTTTTGCCCAACATCACTACGGCTGACAAGATCACCAGCATCCGTTACGGAAAGCGTGTCGACGTAGGCCAGCGAGCCATCCAATTAATCACACTCACGCCCGGGCTTAAAATCACTAACGTCGTTGCGGTCGGGGCGGGTATCGCTTGCACCAATCTGACGAACACCACGGTCGTCGGCTACGAGTACGCTGACGGAACCTTGAACGTACAGGACACCCTGCAAGCCCAGAGCGTTATCACTACCTCTAACTGCGCCAACGTGACCTTCGCCAGTTACTCGGACGCTGGCCCCATGGCTGCGCGTAACTACCTTGTGTCCACTGACGCCGCGTCATCTGTCATCAAGGTGCTGGGAGCTACCGCCGAGGCCGCTAACAACAACGCAGGGCTCTTCATGAACTGCGCTGGCATGGAGGTCTCGAACATCTCTCTGGCCAACCTGCGATCTAACCCGCTCATTGACCTTCCCAATACCTTCTTAGCAAACAACCTGACCGCCCGTAAGGTCTTTGCTACCCACGGCTCAGTTGCCCCAGCTGCTGGCCTCGACGCTTGCCAGGGCGGCACCTACGACATGGTGACCTCCACCATGGCCGGCATCACGGAGACCTTCAACGGCGTCAATGACTTCGTAGGCGGCAACTACACCGAGCCCAGCCTGACCCCGACCACCGGGCACGTCACCTTTGGACCCTATGGCGCGGGCCTCGGCCTAGAGCTGACTGGCTCCGCTTTCACCGACGCATTGGGCGGCGTCATCCTGCCGACTAGCGGCGATACCTTTGTCGCCACTATCCCCTTTGCCATGCACGGCATCACGGGCTTCCAGAATGTCGCCCCTTTCCTTTACGTCGACGCCCCTGGGGCGATTGCTAACTCGGCCCTCGTAGGAAACCCGGGCGGTACTACTGGCGGGACGTTCACCATCACGGTGGCCGACTCGGCTGGCACGGTCCTCGGCACGACCAGCGCTCTCGCCTTTAACGCGGCGACCGCCACTATCGACACGGCCATCGAGGCCATCGCTGGAGTCGGCGTCGGCGTCACGGTCACGGGCACCATCACTTCTGGCTTCCAGATCACCTTCCCGACCGGGCAACTCCGCATCGTCACGGCTAACGGCTCTGCCCTCACGGGTGGCGACCTCCCTGGCGTGGCCTACGCCGTTGGCCGTGCCCGCCTTCTGACTGGCACTGAGCTCATCGGCTCCATCGACACCATCGAGTTTGCCATGCGCGTGGGCGGTGGCACGTTCCCTGCCTACGCTGCCCTGACGGGTGCTAACCTTGTCAGCGCCTTTGCGGCATTGACGGGCTACTCCGCTGGTGGCGCTGGCCTTGAGATGCGGGTCCGCGTGACCTCCGGCCAGACCAATCCCTTCTCGAAGTACAACCAGATCAGCACGCCGTCCAACGTGGACCCGTCCCTCTGGGCAGTTGGCGATGCGACCATCACCCTGGAAGGCCCTGGAGCGACGGACGTCACCAAGGTCATCCGGGTGTCTGACTCCGCTATCCTTTACACCTTCACCGGCTCGGGCACCAAGTCCTTCACGGTCGGGGCAAACTTCAATACCGAGGTCTACCTTCGCCGCGAACTCGCAGGCGGGACCGTCCTCATGGTGACCCTGCCGACGACCCAGCGCGTCAACTTCGGTAACAACGGCACGGTTGCCTTGTTCTACGGTTCGGAGATTCAGTTGGCTCAGTCCTCCACGGTGGACACAATTAACACCTTGGTCACCGCCCGCCTCGACGCCACCGTCACCAGCCGACTAGCGACCGCTGGCTACACTGCTCCGTCCACCCTCGTCCCCCAACTTGACGTGATCCAGCAGCAGGCTAGCCTTGCCGCAGCTCTAAGCGCATAATCCTATGGCCTTCCCTTCATCGCCCACCAGCGGGCAAGAGTACACGCAGGACGGACGCACCTGGAAGTGGGATGGAGTGGCATGGGAAATCCTAGCCTTGGCTGGCCCCGCCGGACCTCCTGGGGTTATCTCGGCCACGGCCCCGCTTAATTTAGCCTCGGGTGTCCTGACCATTAACCTGTCGAATTACCTGCCTGTCTCGGGCGGAGTGCTGGACGTCAACGCCACGATTGATGCGTCCACGGCTACGGTTGCCACGACCTTTAGCGGCGATGCCTTCGGCGTACAGCTCTCGGCCAACCCTTCCGAAAACTCTAGCCTCCAATACGGTGGCCTTCAGGTGCAGAACTTTTCCGGCACGATGTCGGTGACGCCTACTGGCCTGACGTTCCCGAACTCCAGCACGCAGACGGTTGCTTACCCTGGCTCGACTGGCTTCCTGCTCAAGGCCGACAACCTGAGCGGACTTGCCAACACCGGCACCGCTCGCACCAATCTTGGCCTAGGCACGATGGCGGTCGAGACTGCCACCAACTACCCACAGCTCGGTTCGGCAAACACATTTACCGAAACGAATACCTTTACCAGCCCGACGCTGACCTTCGGCAACACGTCGGCGACGTCGAGTATCAACATCGGCACGGGTGTGACCGTCTCTGGTTCCGTGCGCACGATTAACATTGGCAACCAATCGGCTGCTGGATCGAACAACAACATTAACATCGGCGGAGGTTCTGGCACGACTGCTGTTTTAATTTCGGGCCCGACGACGGTGTCCAACAACTTCACGGCCACGGGTCTGAGCATCAACCTCGGCACGCAGACGGCTACCGCGAACTACAATTTTGGCAACGGAGCCTTGGTTAGCGGAGCGACCCGCACCATGGCCATCGGCACCAACGCCTTGGCCGGAAGCACGAACACCATCACGATTGGCTCAGCTGCTGGCACTTCGACGACCACGCTCCAGGGCACGACCAACGGCATCACCGCCGCGGCTGATACGAACAGCGTCGCCCTAGCCACCACGGCCTTCGTCGTCGGTCAGGCTGGCTCGGCCACTCCCCTGGTCGACGGCACTGCCGCGGTCGGCACGTCCCTCCGCTACGCTCGTCAGGATCACGTTCACGGAACGGACACTTCTCGCGCTCCGCTGGCCTCGCCGACATTCACGGGAACGGTGACCATCCCTGCTGGTGCGTCTATTGATGGGTACGCCACCACGGCTTCCCTTGCGACCTACGCCCCGCTGG